TTGCCCTGTGCCTGTCGCAATTCAATGAACTCCAGCGTCAGTGCTTCCAGCTTCTTATCTGCTGTCATAGCAGGAATGGGGCTGTCATCAGTAAAAATAAGACACTCAACATTACCACTATCGCCCAGTCCAACATAGGTATCAACCTCCAGTTCTAGTTTCATTTTAGATAATCTCCATAGATTTTTAGAAAGTCCATTACTTCACGCTTTGCATCAGAGTCAAGCAAGTGCCCATAATCTTCAGGATGATTAAACTTGCTAATCAGTTTAACGGCAACCTTGATCTGTGCTGTCAGTTCTTCGTTGACCTCTTCAACTTCTTTGATGCGCTCTTCTAGCTGCTCCACGGCTGAGTAGTCCATAGTGTCGTAGTCAGCATCGTTCCAGTAGTCATAAGAGTATTCAGTCATTTCAAGCCTTTCAGTATTGATGAAATAAAAGCAAAGCAGCCTATCAATAGTGCAGCTGTCATGTGTTCTTCTCCTTGAGTTTGGCTTCGATGGCATTACATACTTGAGGCCAAGGAATCGTTATTAGCAGGTCTTCCATCTCTTCTTCCGTTAGCCCAACCCATTCACGCTTTGGTGGTGCGGTGTAGAGTTTTGTCCAAGTGCCATCGGCTTCATCTGGGTCTGATGTAAGCGAACCATCTTTCCACATCCACGCCACCGGCTGCGTTAGTTCTTTGTGTAAGTCAGTCATAGTGCCTCCTCGTTGATCTCGTTCATGCGACCTGTGTGCTTGTCATACAGGACTGCACAGGCTTTGCCGGTCTCTCCGCTGTATCGGTTCTTAATAACCCTGACCCTGGTGGTATTGCGCTCGATAGGGTCTTCATGCTGTGCTGACCTTTCCAATCCTAACACCATATCAGCCAATTGTCCAATACTTGCTGAACCCCTTAATTGGGACAGGCTAGTGGCTGCGCCCTCTTCATGGCCTTTACCCTCTGGCCTGCGGAGATGGGACACCACAAACAAGGCCACCCCTGTCTCTTGCACAATCATTCGCAGCTTGGTCATAATCTCATCGATTGCTTTGCGCTCATCTCCATGATCTTGCGCCGACACCACAATAGAGACATGGTCTAGCAGAATGTACTTGCAGTCTAATCCCTTGGCAAAGTATCGAACCCGATTGATAATGTTGTCGATTGCGGTGCTACCAAAGCAGTCATAAAAGAAAAGCCTATCAGAGCCAAGGGTCTTATCAAAGGCTTCTTTCTTAGCCGATTCTGTTGCCTCAGTCTCTGCCAAATGCAATGGCTTATTGATCGCCAATGACATCAGAGACAAGGCAGTCCGTTTAACCGACTCTTCCAAGAACATAATCCCGATATTGTCCTTAGTCTCACACAGTAACTGCCATATCACTTCTCGGATGAATTGAGATTTGCCAAGACCAGAGCCAGCAGTAACCACCACCATCTCTTGCTGTCTGATACCGCCTGTCATGCCGTTCAAGCCAGCATAGGGATAGTGCGCCTGAGCCTTTGGCAAGGGCTGCATCACCAACTCAAACAACTCAGAGCCAGCAACGATACCGTCAGGCACATAAGTCTCTGCCGCCCACCATGCCTTAACGAAGTCCGCAGATTTGTTGTCCTTGAGATAGTCGCAGGCATCCTTGTAAGGCTTGGACATCTTCATGATCTTGACCTTAGAGCCAAACAGGTCAGCTACTGCTAAGGCTGCTTCCTGCCCAGGTTCGTCAGCATCGAATGCAAGCACCACAGTCTCAAAGCTGTCGATGTACTCGAATTGGGCTTGGCAATCCTTTACAGCCGACTGTGCCCCGTTCTTGATTGACACCACAGGATAAAGCGAGCCTGTCATCTGAAAAGCAGCTAGGGCATCTAATTCGCCCTCACAGATGGTCAGGTATTTACCGCCGGCAGGATACCGATTCTGCCCAAACAAGGTAGCCTCTTTAATGTTGCCTTGAGACCTAAATTGCTTATCAGCCACTGATCTGACCTTGAAAGCTACCTCAGTGCCCCTATCGTCAGTGTAGGGATAATAATGTTCTGTCCCTGTTTGTCTGACACCATAGGCTTCACAGGTAGCTTTGGTGATACCCCTCTCAGGTATGCTGAGGAATTGACCGCTAATGCCCTTTAGAGGCTCTACAACGGGTTTCTGAGTCATAGGTAGTACCTTACCCCTTCCTGGGTCAACGGAGCCGTCTGAGGCCCTGCTATGGGTTTTACAATTAAAACAGTATTCAGAGCCGTCAGAGTACACAGCCCTAGCGTCAGAGGAGCCACAGCCCTCACAGGCTATGTGCTTTACAAATTTAGACTGAGTTTGCATTTATCCTAGTCCTTTCCTCTGCTAATCGGTCAATGATTGCCAAAAGGGCAACACAAGTACCAGACTCTGGCTTAGTGCGCTTCAGGGCTTCGTAGACATCGTTTAAATAGGTCTCAATGTCAGTAGAGCCATGCGCTAATAGGTCAACACAGTCAGAAACACAAAACCAATAAATTCTTTCTAGATCATCATTTTCCATTGAGTGCTACCTTTCTTTATTGTCTCTCTATAGAGTAAAGATTTTAAAATATTCTTTCATAATAGACTATTTAGTCAATATAGTCTTTAATAGCAAGAATCGTGCCAGCTTATCCCCATTGCTCTGCCATAGCGTCTGCTATGCCCTGGAATGTTTTATTACGAATGCGTTCCCGTTCCTTTGGCGAGTTTTTAGCTGAGTCTGCATACCACTTAGACATTCGCTTACCACTAGGGAACACAACAAACTCACCTTTTTCAACAATGTTTGTTGGCTTCAACAAAGGCAAGCCCTTAAGCCATAAACAAGTGGCTTTTGTTGTTTTGTGTCCATATTCCCAAGGCTGAACAATCTGGTCAGGCTTTCTGTGAATACTAGACATGATCCCAATAGGGTTTTCTATAGCATACTTAGGAATGCCGCAATTAGCCAAAGCCATAAAAAAGTCTATGCCTTGCTGTTGTCTTCCGTCTTGCCTCTTTTTGGCAAAGTGCCTAGCACCACTTACGGCAAGGTGTGTACATGGCGGGTGAGCAATCATAAGATCCCAACCATCGTTGATTATATCAAAAACATCACCATGATAGTGTGGACCAGGGCTTTCTGTTGGCTCTAAATCGCAAGACATAGCATCATGTCCTTTAGCAATAAAGGCGTCTCTGACAGTCCCGCTAAACTCACAGGCAATTAAAACCCTCATCTGTCCCTCCATTGGTCATCAGAATAGTCCTCAATATCGAAATTACCCGCTAATGGGTCTAAATCGCTCTCTGTGCCTTCGTCTGTTTCGTCGGCCTCAGACATCAGGGAAACATTACCGACGGCAACAAGGTCGGTTTTAATCGATTTTAGGCACTGTTTGCACATGGATAGATAGTCCCTGGTGTAAACTGACCGAATAGTTGTCTCATAGTCGGTTAACGCCTCGTTACATGATCTGCATCTCATGGTGTCCCCTTTTTAAGGCATAGCGCATCAAAGGCTTCCATTGATTCGCTAAAATAGGTATCTCTCAATAAATCCTTTTCATATGCTAACTGTAGCCTTTTTTGATCTTCGGCTTTCACGACATAATAGGCAAACTCGATCAAATCGTCTTCATTACCGTGCCAATTGCCGAAATCGCTGTAATCTAACCTATCGTCTAAAATGTCAACTACTTCCTCATTCGTTAGTAACATGATAAAACCTCTCTTTGCTTGTTGGTAAAGTGAGACAGCCTAGATTCTATCATGGCCTCGTGGACAGATGCAACAGCGTAGGCATCAAAGCCGCCAATGTGCCATCGATAAGGCTCCAATGGTATATGGTCTAGTTTCCAATCGTATACGGTAGCGACTGAGCCATCCTCGAATTCTATAAACCATTCGGCGTTAGTCTTATCGCCTATGAATACAGTAGGCGCACCAAAGCATCGACACAATTCGTCATATGTGGCGTTTACATAGCCTCGTAGACTGCTCCCGTTGATCTGATCTGATCGACATTGATTGTGTTTCATTGTTAACCCCATAAAGTAGATAAAGTTAGAGAAAAGAAAAACAAGGTGAAAGCGATGGATAAGTTTAGCATTTTAGTCTAAATCCCAGGGTTTCATTACCATGATTATAGCTGCACAGCCAAACAACAGAGCTGCCAGACTAGCATATTCCCACATTGTCATTATATGGCCTCCTTTTCGTTTTCCCAACTAATGCCGTCGTGCGTGTCTGCCACGGTCATTGACACCTCAGTTTCGTCTGATGGCTTTACATAGCCCTTGTCCATCTTCATGATTGCCTCTTCCTCTGTTTCTGCCTCTATAAAGTACTCACACGAAACAGTGCGGAATATCTGAAATGTTTTCATTTTAAAGCCCCTTTTAGTAGTTTTGAAATACAATCTTGCCATTTTTAGTGGTTGCAACGTACACGCCTTCATTACGCAGAAAATCTTGCACCATGTCATGCACGTCGTTTTTATCGTCAAAATCAACGCCCAACATCGGTATGCCATAGGCTTCGGCGATGCTTTCGGGAGTATCTTCAGAGAAATCACAGCAAAGAGCGATGACATCTAATTCTATTTCTGTGCCTGTGCCTTCTTCAATCTCTTCAAGATATTCAAACAGCACTTCTAAGCCCTCATAAGAGAAGTTAGTCTTGCGATCCATGCGGTAGAAAGCATCACGGAATTGGTGCAGGTTAATTGTGGTTTTCATGTCTAGGTTCCTTTTTAGTTAGTGATTAGCGTGTAAAGCCCTCATTAAGCAGAAAATACTCTAGCAGAGCATTCTCTACTTCGTCAAGTGTGCCCTCTACCTCATCAATAGCAAGCACAGTTGCATATTGTCCTGCCCTCTCTTCTAGATAGTAGTGATCTAGGTAGACATAGCCACGAACAGGGGTTTTATTGTACTGATAGCATTCGCCGATGCCGTTGCCCTCTTGTCTGAGATCGGCAGAGAATCTGCGAGAGTTTAAAAACTGTTGTGCTTCTTTGCGTGTTAGTTGGGTATTAGTTTGCATGGTGTAGTGCCTTTCTAGGTAGTGGGTTAGCGTGTGATGTTGGCTCTATAATCATTGATTGTATTGTACAAAACTTCCAAATTGTCTGTCTGAATTATCATCTTGATGTATTCGTCTTCTTCCATGAGGTCTAGAACAAACCTCTTAGAATCAGGTGCAGAATATTCTCTGCGTGTTTTGTCTGCATAGTCTACCCAAACACGAAGGCCTTTACCATCGCCTAGGTCTAGATAGAAAGACGGACAGACATCATTGTGCCATGAGGTGTCTTTAAAACCTACAAACTCAGGCACTTCGCTATCAAAGTCAGGGAATTGTGTTTTGTATGTCATGGTAGTGCCTTTCTTAGTCTATAGGATTGTTAAGAGATGCTATTGCTATCGTTAATGTTACTAGCATTAGGATTGAGAGTAAATAACCTTCTACTGTGTGGCCTGTAAAGTGGAACAGTAAAGCACCAAAGCCATTCAACATTGTACCTATGAAGAACAGTACTGAGAAGTGTATTGATTTCATTTTTGTTGCTCCTTTTGTTTAACTCAGACTCTACTATAACGCACAGAATTGCATCGAAGATACTAGGGAAAACCCTTATCTTGACAAACCTGGTCAGGTATTCTGGCTCTGCACAGCTTTGGTGCAACATCGATCTGGGTTGCCCTATATTGGTGCAACATAGCCCCATATACTGCACTGCAACATAGCCTGCACAGACCTGGCATGATTCTTGCATAGGCAAAGACTGTGCCATGCTGCATAGCAACACAGCTGCATAGTAAGCACTGACTAACATGACAGGGGGGTGGGGTAGTGGCAATGTAGATAATATTGTTGAACCCGCTTAGATACAAGAAAAGCAGAATTAGCAAGAAAGGAGGATACAAAAAAGAGCAAATTAGAC